ATCTACTTTTATCATTATTTAGCCTCCGAATATAATTGTTGAGAAAATAAAGTCATTACAAAACTAGCGAAACCAACACAAACTGCTGATGCCCCTAATAAGTATTGATCTGTTTCTATCGCACCAACTGCTGATACCATAGATAACGTACCCATTACTGCGAATACGATTGTCATATATTCATATATCTTTTTTTTCATAGTATTACTCCTTATATTGCGTAGTCTTCAATTGATTCACCGTCTTGTGCTAACGCTTCACAAGTGGCATAGTCTTCATCACTGATAGCATTGTCTTCACTACCAACCATAAATTCAACATTATTTTTCATTACACCAAACTTACTCATTAAACCGTCTGACATATCTTCTATTGTGTTCATTTTTACTTTTTTCTTTTTCATAGTGTTTTTTCCTTTGTTCATATAGCTAATATACAGGGTAAATAGTACGAAGTACAGATAAAAATGGTAAAAATAGCAAATAAATTGGTTAAAAAAGGGTTGATTTACTTGACTTTTTTATTTTTTTTGTTCACCCTTTGTTCTTGTACCAAAATATCTTGTAAAATTAGGCCAGATTTAGAGAAAATTGGCGATTCGGCGTTGAAAAATAAAGAAAATTTGGCAGAAACGAATCTAAAACACGCTTACATGCGTTGTAAATATTAAGATAAATAGAAATATGGAAAAATATTGTTTAAATTGTGGACACGACTGTCATTGTGGTGGCGATTGTATAAAAGAATACGATAAAGGTACTAAAATTGTATGTTGTAGTCACTGTAGACACGATAAAGTAGAAAAAAAATCAACAAACAACGAAGATTTATTTAATGGAGCATAAAAATTATGAGTAAAATGAGAATGTTTAAGTTTTGGAATAAAAATGGCGATGAAAAAGAGAAAGAAGCGATGAGTTTGAAGAAAGCAACAATGGCTGTTCAAGGTGATTTTAAAGATGAAGTAATAGGTGTTGAATATGTGAGTAAAAAAGGTAAACAAATTAATACATCAGTAAAAATACCTATGGGTAGAAAAATTAGACAAGGAATAATACTAGAACAAAAGCGATTAGCGGCAAAAGCGGCTAGAGAAGCAAGAAGATAATGCCAGCATGTGTTAGATCAGGTTTAGATAAACACGTTGGACACGCAAGTCCAACACCTAACCCTTTTCATCAAACAGCTTATGTTGGTGGATCACCAAATGTATCAATAAACAGCGCAGCATCAATTAGAGTAGGTGATTCTACAAGTTGTGGCGACCCTGCTGTAGGTGGTAGTTCAACAGTTAGAGTAAATAGTATCGCTATTCATAGAGTTGGTGACGCAACTGGTGGTCATGGTAGTTGGGTTGCAAATGCTGCCTCTACTGGAAGTTCTAATGTAAACTCTGGTTAATCATGTATAAATATTGGTATGGCCAATTTAAACGCAACTAACAATAGTAAACGTGCTACTCGTATTTACAAAGATTTAGATTTAGACTTTGGTAGAAATGTTGTTACAAATGATGTAAACAAACTTACTGATGTTGAGGCTGTTAAAAGAAGTGTTAGAAATCTAATTAATACAAATCATTTTGAGAGACCTTTTCACCCAGAGTTAGGTGGTAATGTAAGAGCGTTATTATTTGAACCAATGACACCATTGACTGCTCTTAACTTACAAAGAAAGATTGAAGAAGTATTAAACAACTTTGAGCCAAGAGCAAAGATAACGCAAATTTTGGCTGATCCTGATATTGATAGAAACGCATATAGACTTGAAATTAAATTTTATGTTATAGGAATACAAAACCCAATTACAGTAGAAACATTTTTAGAAAGATTAAGATAAGATGGCAAGCAACAAATTACAAGTTTCAGATTTTGATTTTGACGATATAAAAGCAAATTTAAAATCATTTTTACAAGATCAATCAGAATTCCAAGATTATGACTTTGAAGGTTCTGGTTTTGCTGTCTTACTAGACTTACTTGCTTACAATACACATTACCTAGGTTTCAATGCTAATATGTTAGCAAATGAAATGTACCTAGACAGCGCTGACATAAGAAAAAATATTGTATCATTAGCAAAAATGTTAGGTTATACTCCAACATCACCAAAATCACCTACAGCAACAATTGATATATTAATGAATAATATTCCAACAACTACTGCTACCATAACTATGGCAAAAGGTACAGCATTTACAACTACAGTAGATGGAGAAACTTATCAGTTTGTGACAAACGCATCACACGTTTTAACACCAACAAATGGTGTTTACAAATATTCTAACATACCTGTATTTGAAGGAACACTAGTTACATTTAAATATACAGTGGATAGTACAGACGTAGATCAAAGATTTATTATACCAAGTGTTAGCGCAGATACTTCAACTTTAAAAGTATCAGTACAAAATTCAGCTAGTGATACAACAACTAGCACATATACACTAGCGACAGGTGTAACAAGTATATCAGCAACTTCTAAAGTTTACTTTTTACAAGAGATGGAAGATGGTAAGTTTGAAGTTTACTTTGGTGATGATGTATTAGGAAATAAATTAGATGATGGTAATATTGTTATACTAGAATATATTGTATCAAATAAAGATGAGGCAAATGGCGCTAGTTCATTTACACTATCTGGTAATATAGGTGGTTTTTCAGATGTAAGTATAACTACGGTATCAAATGCTCAAGGTGGTGCAGAGGCTCAAACAAAAGAGTCAATAAGATTTAACGCACCTTTACAATACTCAGCACAAGACAGAGCTGTGACAACAGCAGATTATGAAAGTTTAGTACAATCAATATATCCAAATGCCCAATCAGTTTCAGCTTGGGGTGGTGAAGATGAAGAAAACCCAGTTTATGGTGTAGTTAAGATTGCGATTAAAGCAGCATCAGGTTCTACACTTACGAATACAACTAAAACAGATATTGTGACACAATTAAAAAAATATAATGTTGCTTCTGTTAGACCAGAAATTGTTGATCCTGAGATAACTAAAATTTTATTGACAACTAATGTTAAATTTGATGAAAAGACAACAATTAAAACAGCAGATACTTTAAAATCAGAAGTATTAACAACTCTTACAAATTATAATACAAATACACTAACACAATTCGATGGTGTGTTTAGATATTCAAAAGTTACAGGATTAATTGATGGTACAGATAATTCAATACTATCAAATATAACAACCTTAAAAATTAGAAAAGATTTTACTCCTACATTAGCCTCATCAACAAAATATGATGTATATTTTAGAAACGCATTAAATAATCCACACTCAGGTCACAATGCAGAAGCTGGTGGTATATTAGAAAGTTCAGGTTTTAAAATATCTGGCGATAGTTCTACAGTCTTTTATTTAGATGATGATGGTCAAGGTAATGTAAGACGATATAGTTTTTCTGGCTCAACTAGAGTTTATGCAAACAATACACAAGGTACGATAGATTATACAACTGGCGCAATAACTATAAACTCTTTAAGTGTGTTAAGTGTAGAAAACATCAGAGGCGCAGCATCAACTAAAATAGAATTAACAGTAGTACCATCTTCAAATGATGTGGTTCCAGTAAGAGATCAAATATTAGAAATAGATACAGCCAATTCATCTATCACAGTTAGTGCAGATACTTTTGTTGGTGGCTCTTCTGACGCAGGAGTAGGGTACACAACAACAAGTAGCTACTAATGGCAAAGTTTACCAAAAAGATAACTAACCTAATAAATCAACAAGTACCAGAGTTTGTACTTAGCGATCACCCTAAATTTTTAGAGTTTGTAAAAACTTATTATAGATTTATGGAATCGGCAGAGATTACTCTGGCGAATATAGAGTTAACAGATGGTATTCAATTAGAGACAGAAACAGCACAAACAAACAGTCTTATATTAAACGCATCAAAAATAGATACAGATAGAACATCACTAGACGCTGGTGATAAAATATTATTAGAAGATTCTGGTTTTGGTAAATTTACTAGAGGTGAAACAGTTACAGGACAAACATCAAATGCCACAGCCACTGTATTATCAGAGGATTTAGTTAATAATAGATTATTCATATCAGCACAAGATAAGTTTATAAAAGATG